TTAAATAAAGATTGTTTAGTCTCATCTCTGAATGCGTGTTTTTCTGTACGAGGAAACTGCCTGTATAATTCATTAAGTGCATCAGGGTCATCCTTAAGACCATCTACTTCATTTTCCCAGTGTTCTATAACACCGATTTCAATTGGGTGGCCATCTGGGCCCTTCTTTTTTTTCGTGGGTGTCTCAAAGACAGGTAATCCATAAGAATCAATGTATCCCTCGTAGTTCCACTCCATAGGTATGAACAGGCTATATAATCCCGAGCTAGTCTGCCCATTGCGGTTTCTTCTGGTAACGTTTGAATCATCATATAGTTTTTTGTAGTTTCTACCACCTTTATCTAAAGCATTTGACGTTGAACCCATCATGCACTTACCGATAATTCTAGAACCTAATCGTAAACAAGTTTTTGTAACCCTCCAATTGTTTAATATATTATCAGGTTTTTCCCATTTACCAGATTCATCATGTACTAGTAACTTTAATTTTTCACCATCATAACTATTGTCTCCTGTATTTTTCCAGTCAATAGTTGTATCTAATCCTTTTAACTCTTCTAGCTGTTCGTTGTTATCTATTTTACGTCTTGTAAACCTACTAGCCGGAACCCTGTAAGCAAGCTCTGTTTTTGGTCTATCCATACCGTCTTGAATCGGCTTGAAGAAAAATGGGTAGTTGACGGAAATAGGTACAATTTTATCGGTAAACATTTTCTTCGCATCAGCCCCTGATTTTGAAAGAACACCGTATCTAGCATCACTAGAGATAGTGGCAAGGTTGACAGTTTCGCCGGATGCCATGAATGAAAAACCAGACCGTCTGTTTTTAAGGTAACACATTCCGTAGCAGCGTATATCTGCCTTGCAAGCTTCCCAGAATATATAGAATAGTCTGTTTGCTTCTCGAAAGTCTGCTTGCCCAACATCAATCTTGGACCACTGCAAGTACATATAGTGAGTACCAGTAATATAAGTAGCTTTACCTTTATTAGTGAACCAATAGCCTTCGTGACGTCTTGCAAACTCTCTATCAATATACTCATACCATTTTTCTTTAAAATCATCCGGATATTGCTTCCAGTCAAATATTGTTTTAATATTTTTTAATGTCTTAGGATATTCATGGGTTTGCCATTGGTTAGCACCTGTAAAAACATTTTTTTCTTTTGGTAATGCTATTTTTAAGTTTTGTATTTCATATACTTCACCTATTTGACCTGTTTTAGATATTACAATAACATCATATTCTTTATTGTAACCGTAATCCCATTTTTTAGATTTATTTAATCTTTTTATGGCTTGAGGTTTTATATGATCAATTACTTTATATAAAGTTTGCTTATACATTATTTAGATCTTCTTTCTGCAAAGCCTCCAAAAGCTTTAGCTTTAACTTCTTCTTTTGGTTTTTCATTAAGCATATTTTCTTCCTCTATAATACGATTGTGTATTTCAAAAGCATCAAATATACATAATTTTTTAGTTGCTGCAGCGTTTTTTAATCTATCGGCTGATATATCTTCATCTGAATCCACAATAGCTTCTTTAGCAACTTTAATAAGCTCTTCAACTGCTATGTGCCCAGCTTGGATTATGTTCAACTTCGTTTCCTTTGTGTTCATACTTTATAACAATATCATTTGATTTCATACAATAAAGACGTTTGCCATCAACGACAAAGTCATATTCTCCATTAGGTGTATAACCTACAAGGTCTTCCTCGTTGATTCCTAACGCTTCTAACGCACTATTACCGTATTTTAATATACCAATAAGATATTGCTCTTGATCAGACACTGTATTGTCATTACTTTTTATTGGACTTACAAAGCATCTATTATTAATAGTTTGCCATCTATCCTTTTTTTTGTATAAATACACTTGATCTAATTGAACAAAATATAAACCATCTCTAAAATAAGACTTACTATTTTTTTCTTCACCCCTCATATTGTACCATCTTCTGAATACATTGTGGTGAATCATTATTAAATCACCTTTTTTAATATTAGTTTTAAATGATAAAGGTGTTTCTATAACTTTAGCTATATTGTTTACGGATTTAAAAGTTTCTACTTGTGTGTTAATTATAAGGCTTTTGTCACCTACTTTAACATCATTATTATATCGCTGGCCAACAGGCTCAACGATAAAGTCAAATAAACTTTTCACTAATATTCTAAATCATACTCAACTGATATTGCCATGTTAGAATTAAACTTCTTCCACGGCAATATTTCGTCTTGTTTTTTGATAAAAATATTATAAGAATTATCTTCTGCATCAGAAAGTATATGAGATATTGTATGACCTCCATATACTGACTGCCCTAACGAATAGTGCATAGCATCAGTTTTATAGTCAGAACCAATACTTATCTTTCTAATTACAGATGACATTATTTCTTATCCTCTTCTTTTTCAATTGGAGTAAAGCTTCCATCTTCCAAGTTAATGTTGATAGATCCATACTCTTCTTCTAACTCTTTTTTAAAATCTTCAGTTTGTTTGTTAACTTCTCCAAACTTTCCTAATACTTGGGCTTTTTGGGCTTCTAAGAAACCAACTTCATTTAAGAGTTTGTTTAACTCTTTTTGAAAGTCTTGAATCTTTTCTAGTTGGTCTTTGGTAATTAATTGTTTTGCATCGCTCATTTTAATAAAATTTAATTATTTGCCTATTGATTTAAATTTTTCTGCACCACGTGAACCGAAATAGGCAACATAAACGGTTATAAGTAGTGATTTTAAAAGGTCTATCCAACCGGTATCTATACCAAATGATATATCAAACCCATCTAATAGAATAAAAATTACAAGTGATATTGTTAGAAATATCAATGTCATTGGTCTTGTGTTTTTTGATAACCATGAATCTGATTTCATATCGCTTGACCAGCGTTTAGATACCTCTTGCAATTCTATAGTGTCTTGCTCTAATAGTTTAAGAGCTGTTTCTTTATCTTGTGGTGTTAAGTCCTGATCTTTGTCTATCAAGTTTTTAACCATACCTAGTGCACCTTGATCAGGCAATATATTACTAATCACATTTATAATACCTGATTTACCTAGTAGAAATTTTCCTACCTTAGTATCTTTAAATTTTTTTTTTGGTTGTGACATAATTATCCAGCTTTATATGCCTCTATCTCCCAAGGCAATTGTTTGTTTGCTTCGTTAAATTCAGATCTAGGGTATTTTTTTCCTTTAAAGTATACGTTTTTTTCATCATAATCTAGTTCACCTCTTTTCATTTGTTGCATGTGAACATTTTCATGATTAACCGTATCTGTCATTTGTTTAGGATCTTTTATATCTTTATTAACTAAGATACATCCTTTTTTATCAGCTCTACCTAATACACCTTCTTCCATTGGTACATTTACTACCGGTGGAGGATTTTTTTCAAATGGTGGAGTTAGTTTAAAGCTCATTTTCCTGGAAACATTTTATTAAGTTTTTCTTTACGATGTTGACAGCCACAGGGTATGTTTAAACCCTGTGACACTGCATCAACAACTTTCTTAATACCAGTTGCTTTAGTGAAAGACTCTATTTTATCACCTAAGCCTGACTTCATATTAACTAATTACTGGAGCACTAAACTGAACAAACGTAAGTGCTTGACCTCCAATAACTCCTGGAGCTGTTACACTAAGTGTTGCAGGAATACCTCCAACTCTAGACGAAATACCTCCTGGATTAGAAGTAAATGCATCGTTAAGAGCGTTTGCAACGTTATATCCAGCTGCAATTGAAGCAGCAGATAAAACCGTATGTGTAAAAGTAATAACTTCTTGTGTAGCTAGTCCACTGTCTAAAAATATACTTACAGTTGTACCTACGTTACCTGCATTAGGTAGAGTAGCATCACCTTGTCTTATTAGCATAATTTTGTCTTTTGGAATAACAAACTTTGTCTGACCGTTTAAAGCCGTAATTGGAATTTCTAAATAACTCATAATAATTTGTTTTTTGTGTTAATTTCTTAACTTGTTAATTGGTGTAATTGTAATGGTATTATTGGGTTTATTTTTTCTTTAAACTACTAACTTTAATACTACTGTTAGCAAAATACTGATCTTTCTTTTTTTCTTTAGTTCCGCCTTCTTTTTTTGTTTTTTTACTTTTAGAAACTAAATCAACTTTTTCAAATTTAGGCTTAGTGTTTATTGTTTTTTTGTTTTTTTCACTATTCTTTTTATTTTCTTCTCTTTCTTTTTTTTGTCTTACAGTTAATAAATCTGGTTTTCTTGTTGTTGACTTTTTATCGTCCTTTTTTACGTCTTTTTTTACATCTTTTTTTGTTGCAGTTTTTTTGTCTTTATCAGAAACAAAATCTTTACCAACAGACTTTTTATTTTCATCAACTCTTTTTTGTCTAGCTTTTAATCTTGAAGCTTTGTATCCATCAGAATCTTTTCCTGCATCAATTTTTTTCTGCAATTTTTCAACTCTTTTTTCACCTCTGTTAACTCTTTTTTGAGCTCTTTTTTCTTGTCTTTCTTTTCTTGACATTTTAGCTGGACCTGATGACATAGGTGCTTCTTCCATTTCACCCATTTGTTTTGGGCTTTTTTTCTTACCGTACATACCTGGTGCAGCTTCAATTTTATCTTTTAAAGCTTCTGGTAAGTTTTCTTGTTTACCTACTAAAGCTTTTTCAGGGCCTTTATGTGCACCGTATTTTTTCATACCTACAGCTTCTCCAGCCATATATTGTGCCATGCCTCTACCTACAACGTTATTATTTGTAGAACCATAATTACCAGGTCCTGGCATACCGCCTGGAAAAGACATTTGATTTTTAGCTGATTGTGACATTTTGGATTTGTGTGAAATATTCACTCCACCACCCATACTTCCTTTT